TCAGGAGTTTTTACTTTTTTCTTTTTTGCCATATTAACTCCTATGTTGAATTAGGCGTGATTATTTATATAAAAACACACCTATAAATAGTATTGACATTAAATATATTTTAATGTAAAAGAGAGAGAAATGGCTACAATAGTTAATAATCCAAAATATGGCGAAGGTCATAAAATAATATTAAAAGACAAATTACCTTCAGGTGAAGTTAAAAATAGTTTTAATATACTTAAATATGTTCCTGGTAAATCAATATTTTCAATAACAAAAAATAATAAATTTACATCAACAATAAAGGTTGGTGATGGTAAAATAAATATTTTTTTAAAAGATGAAAAAAATAAAATAATAAAATTATATGGAAATGAAAATACAATCAATCATATCTTCAATCACTTTAATGGTGATAAATCTGGAGGTAAAAGTGATACTACAATATTAACAGAAACGAAGGAACTTATTACTTTAATATTGTTTGAATCTTATGTTGAAAATAAAGTTATTTTAAATGAAGATAAACTTATAGATAAATTACCTACAAATATAAAAAAATATTATAGTAGTGAATACTATGATAGTTCTTTAAAGCAATTAAATCTTTTTAAAAAAATTATTGGAGGAAATTCAGGATATACTTTTGAAAGACAAAAACAAACTGATCGTACTCAAAAAATTTATAAACATGCTGGAGAATTAACAGGTAAACTTCCTGATAACTGGAATCCAGCTGATATATGGATAATAAAAAAAAATTTAAAAATTGATACAATATTGAAATCAAGAAATGCTAATGAATTAAATGAATCAATAGCAAGAGAATTTAAAAAGAAAAATATAATACCCGTGTCTTTAAAACATATTGATAAAAATAGTATTGGTGTAATTAAAGTTATGGATCCAAGTAATTTAAATTCAAAAAATACTGAATATGATTTTAGATACGATCATACGGATTTATCAGAAAGTTTAAATAATTTTATATTATCTACTAAAAGTAAATTTCAAATACGTTGTGGATTTAAAGCGTCAGCAATAACTTTAAATGTATCACTTGAAGGTAGGTGGGAAGGTGGAGGTGTTCAACTTGGTGGTATTGATGCCAAAGGTTATAGAGAATATGTTTTAAAAGAATATGGCTATAATTTAAGAGGTGGCGAAGATATATCAAAGAAAGATTATGATGAAGCTAAAAAAGAATTAAAAGAAATGTTTAACAAATATTCTTCTTATGGTAGTGTAAAGACTTATAAACAAACTATAGATATATTTGAAAATGGTAATACTTTAACACAAAAAAGATTTTGTAATTTAATGTCATATATGTATAGTTTTATTATACTTCCAAAAACAAAATTTATACAACATATTAATTTTTGTTATTATACTGCTCAAAAATTATCTACTGATAGTTGTTTGTATTTGTTAATTAAATAAATACTATAATGACACACACAGACTATAACGCAGGTAATTTTCAGGAATATAACTATGAGTGCGAGTGGATGGAATGCTCTTGGAACTTAATTTATAAACAAATAGATTTAGTTACTGCTTTTTATTATCCTTGGATAAAGACAAATCAATTTCTTCACACCAAGAATTAATATCTTTTTTTAACATGACGTTTGACCAACCTTTATAACGTACTATATAACATTTACCAAATTCTCCTTCGTAATTAGCGTCTATAATTTCAGGTTTATCCATAGATATGATATAGTAATGCTCCTGTACTAACAACAACTAGAACACCATTAGTAATAATTAATGCAGGTTCTTTCCACATAATACTAACAATCAACCAAATAAAACTACCTGTAATAATTACGATAGGTCCGAGTGGATAAATTCCTGATGAATTAATACCACTACCTATAATTAGAACTATTGTAGCAATCCATTTTAAAATAAAATCAGTTTTCATTTATTATTCTGTAAAAGATTTAATAATTTGTAAGATTAGAACAAATGCAATAACAGTAAATACAGCCTCAATTATCAAATGATGCATTATATACAACCTATTATACAAGTTGCTTTTGCATAGTTTACCATAAAATGGCCAACTATCAGAAACAAGACATAACCACCAAAAACAATTAGTGTAGGTGTTAACATATTTTTAATTATATTTTTAAACATATTAGTTAACTCCTTTCACAAATATTAAGTTATCATTATTTTTTTGTTGTTTTAACAACTTAACATAGTTTTTTTCATCTCTTGACTTCAAAAACTTTTTGGCATTTTCTTTTACCATTTTTATTAGTTTTTTCATGTTCATATACATATAATATACACTATATAAATTATAAAAACAAGGAAAAAAATGCATAATTTTAAAGAAATATCTCTTTAAAATCAATAACTTAGTCAATTGTTGTAAAAATACAACACTAAAAATACGTTATAAATATTAAAATATGAAAAAAATTACAAAAAATTGTAAAAATTGTGGTCACAATTGTCATTGTGGCGGAAAATGTAAACAAAATTACACTGGCGGTGACAGTAAAAAAATAAAAATAGTATGTTGTCATAATTGTCAATGTAAAACTGAAAAAAAGGTGAAAAAATAATGGCTAGAAAAGTTGCTGGTAATACAAATTCTTTAAAAAGTGATAGAAAACCAAAAAGAACAAGTATTGGACGTGGTTATTTAAGTGCGTCTATGATGAATAAACATAAAAGAAGAAGTTTTAAGGCGTATAGAGGTCAAGGAAGATAATTCTATAGTATTTCTAAATTATTTTCTTAATTTAGTATAAATATTAGAGTTATGGCAAATTACGATTCAGGTTCTACAACTAAATTAAACAATAGTAATCGTGCTACAGTTAAATATAGTGATTTAGATTTAGATTTTGGTCGTAATCCTGTAACAAATGATGTCAATGAATTGACTAATGTTGAAGCAGTAAAAAGATCAGTTAGAAATTTGATTAATACAACTCATTTCGACAGACCTTTTCACCCAGAAATTGGTGGTGATGTAAGAACATTATTATTTGAACCAATGACACCATTAACAGCATTAAATCTGCAAAGAAAAGTAGAAGAAGTGTTAGTAAATTTTGAACCAAGGATTAGTTTAGTTCAAGTAGCAGCAAATCCTAATCCAGATGCAAACTCTTATGATTTGTCTATTTACTTTTATGTAATTGGTACAACGGAGTTAGTTCAAGTACAAACATTTTTAGAAAGATTAAGATAATATGGCAAGTAATAAACTAACAGTATCAGATTTTGATTTTGATAATATACGTGCCAATCTAATTACATTTTTACAAAGTCAAACAGAATTTCAAGATTACAATTTTCAAGGTTCAGGATTTGCTGTTCTTTTAGATATACTTGCTTACAATACACACTATCTAGGTTTTAATGCTAACATGTTAGCAAACGAAATGTATCTTGACAGTGCTGACATAAGACAAAATATTGTTTCATTAGCAAAGATGTTAGGTTATACACCATCATCTGTTATTTCGCCAATTGCAAATCTTTCAATTACTGTTAACACAGGTGCAAATAAACCTGCGACAATAACAATGCCACAGGGAACAGCATTTACAACTTCAATCGGTGGAACAACTTATCAATACATTACAAATCAAGATTATACAATTTCTCCTGTTAATGGTGTTTATAATTTTCCATCAGTAGATATTTACGAAGGTACTTTAGTAACTTATCGTTATACAGTTGATTCAAGAGATCCAGATCAAAAATTTATCATACCAAGTAACATGGCAGATATTAATAATACATTAAATGTAATTGTTCAAAATAGTGCAACTGATACTACACAAACAGTTTATACTTTATTAGATGTTGCTGTACCTGTTTATGGTTCTAATTTTACAGTAAGTGGTACTTCACCAGTTTATCTATTACAAGAAGTTGAAAATGGAAACTTTCAAGTTTATTTTGGTGATGGTATTATAGGTAATAAATTATCTGATGGTAACATTGTTATATTACAATACATAGTAACAAACGCAGATGCTTCTAATGGTGCATCTAGTTTTAATTTATCAACTACAATTGGTGGATATTCAAATGTTACGATTTCAACAAATTCAATATCTCAAGGTGGCTCTCCAGCAGAATCAAAAGAATCTGTTAGATTTAATGCGCCATTAAGTTTTGCTGCACAAAACCGTGCAGTTACTACTACAGACTATGAAGTATTAGTTAGTCAATTATATCCAAACGCAAAAGCAGTAAGTGCGTGGGGTGGGGAAAATAACGAATCACCTACTTATGGTACAGTAAACATTGCTATAGTAGCAGCATCTGGACCTACATTAACTAATTCTACAAAACAATATATTGTAAATAAATTAAAACCTTACAATGTTGCTTCTATACGACCAGTTATACTTGATCCAGAAGTTACAACAATTTTAATTACAAGTGATATTAAATATAATACAAGACTAACTTCAAATACATCTGATACTATTAAAACAAATATTATTAATAATATTTTTAATTACAATACAAATACGTTACAAGTATTTGATGGTATCTTTAGATATTCAAAAGTTGTAGCATTAATTGATAGTACAGATACAAGTATTACTTCAAACATTACAACTATTAAAATAAGAAAAACTTTTACACCAATTTTAGCAACAACAGAACAATATAATATTTACTTTAGAAATGCTTTATATAATCCTGTAATGGGATATAATAATTCACAAGGTGGTATTTTAACTTCAAGTGGATTTAAGATAAATGGTGATACAACAAATGTTTATTACCTAGATGATGATGGTTCAGGTAATGTAAGAAAATATTACTTGAATGGTTCAACAAGAGTTTATGCAGCAAAACCTCAAGGTACAATTAATTATGTTACAGGTCAAATTACATTAAATTCTTTAAACATTACTGAAATAGAAAATATTAGAAATAACACATCAAATATTATTGAGTTAACAGTTATACCAAGTTCGAATGATATTGTTCCTGTAAGAGATCAAATTTTAAATATTGATTTAATTAATTCAATTTTTACTGTTGAAGTAGATACTTACGCTTCTGGTTCATCTGATGCAGGAATAGGTTATATAACCACACCAAGTAGATAATAATGTCTAATTTTTATAACAAGATTTCAAATCTTATAAACTCACAAGTTCCTGAGTTTGTTTTAGAAGATCACCCAAAGTTTGTAGAGTTCTTAAAAACTTATTATACTTTTTTAGAATCTGCCGAATTAGATGTTACAAGTGTACAAACTACTGATGGTATATTTTTAGAATCAGATACAAATCAACCAAATGAATTAGTATTAGATGCAACTAAGATTGCAACTGATAGAACACCGTTAGATGTAG